TTGGGTGGGAGACTGTGGCTGGCTGACTGTATTGACTCCGTTCTGAACCGCTGACTGTCCGGCATTCTGCTGTTCGTTTCCCGAAACGATTGACGCGCTAACCGCTTTGCCCGCAGCACCTGAAATATCGCCGTTAGCCAAGTCAAACATCCCACCAACAACAGGACCGATCCAAGGGTTTCCAGTAGCAGCACCAACACCTGTTGCAATCCCACCGAGGATTCCTCCCAATGGATTCTCTTTGCCGCCCCCTTGACCACCTGGTTGCATAACCGTATTGGTTCCCACCTGCCGTCCCTGTCCCTGGGGGAATTGGAAACCACTGATGTTTCCGCTATTCGGATTGAAAGGTGTCATCGCCATTACTTACCTCCTCCACCCTGTTGGGCAGGGGGTTGAATATACGTGGGAGATTGAATCGGCCACGAATTGAACAACGAAAGCGGGAATTGTGTGTCACCATACATTCCCTGTTGAAACATATTGAGTAGGTTACCCGCCGCCTGCTGCCCCGCCTGGCCTGCCACGAGAGGCTGACCAAACATCTGCCCCAGGTTCTGCGTTGCCTGACCCATCAATCCGTAACTGTTATTCAATTGCCCGTAACCCTGATTGAGAGTTCCGTAGCTCTGATTCAGTGTGTCGTGGCTACGGCCGAGTTCACCGTAGGCCTGGGCCAAATTCTGGTTTGCCAACTGCTCACGCTGGATACCCATCTGCGAACCCGTATTCATCATATTAAGAGCGTATTGATTCGCAGCGTCCGCATAAGCCTTCGGCTTGGCCGATGCCATTGGCGTTCCCTCGAACTGGTCGTCCACACGATTGAATGCATCCTCGAGCCCGAGCCGACCGAGCGCAGAACCGGAACCGAGAAAGTTCTGCTCCATCGCACTAAGGCCAGGACCATACAAGCTGTTTTGATACGCCATCGCTTGAGGGCTGAAAGCGTTTTGCTGAAACTGTTGAGCGTAAGGACTGAAAGCGCCCTGCTGGAAGTTGGAAGCTCCCTGGGAGAATGCACCTTGTTGAAAGTTCTGCGCTCCAGGACCCCAAGCGCCCTGCTGAAAGTTTTGGGCGTTTGGAGAAAAGGCACCTTGATACAGATCACGTTGGTTTCCTCCATACATTCCCTGTTGCCACAGTGAACCATCCGGGATACCTGCAGCCCCATAAGACTGTAACTGTCCCGCAATGTTTGTTTGATTCGTCATTGGATTGGTGAAGATGGGCGGCAAGAACTCGCCAGCCCCACTCACCATCGGATTAGCGCCAGCAGGACCAGAAGGAGGCCCACCCCCGGGAGTAGACGGCTGGCCGCCACCTCCTGCGCCGGCCCCTAATCCGAAACTAGTTCCCCACGGAGACTGCATCGGAGGTTGGACAGGAGTGTTTCCACCCTGATACGCGCCATAGCCTGCACCGGGCCCTGGACTGTATTGACCGGAAGGACCCGTAGGGTATTGAATCGGCATTCCGTTTGCCGCATCAGCGAAAACAGAACCCCGAGGTTGCGTGGCTTCCCTAGGAGTGTCCTGTGTCCGTTGAGTTGTCTGTTCGGGAGTTCCCGCCATTATCTTTGCCCTCCGTTTTGGTTATTGTATCCCGGAGACTGTTGATGTTGCTGGCTGCCTTCCTGCTGAGATCCAGCGTAAGCTGATGAAGGGATATTGAATCCAGGGAAGATTTGAGTTTTGGGGGAACCAAACTGCGCCTGCGTAGCTGGATCGTTACCCCAGTATTGAGGAGCGAATCCGGCAGACTGCTCGGCAGAAGGCCCGGCAGGGTTTCGCGGTGGAAGGCCACCTGTGGGTGCGTTTGCTCCTGTATGAAGGGAACCAGGTGGTTGACCCTGAGGCTGTCCCATTCCTGGCGGCATTTGCGGACTACCTCCCCCAGGTCCCATACCTCCACCGGGAGGCTGTTGAGGATGTCCACCCCCATTTGGCGGCATACCGCCTTGCTGTCCGTTTCCAAAACCGAATCCTCCGCTTCCCGTCATTCCTTGCAACCAGGGAGGAGTGCTCCACGGAAACATAGGATAATTCGACATAAATAGCGGTAACAGATTCTGTTGGGGTTGCTGGGGGAAGAATCCGTTTCCACCGCCCTGTTGCTGACCGGGGGAGAAGTAGTTCTGACCCATTCCCCCCATCTGTTGTCCGCGTTGCTGGTCAATCATCGCGTTACCCTGTTGCTGTTGCTGATTGTATGGTTGAATCTGTGCCGTAGGTGCGGAACCGCTGTATTGAAAACCGTAATCGACCGTGCGGTTACCAGAATTCATCCAGGGTGCCGTAGAGTTCAGACGACTTCCCGCCATACCTGCCAGTTGATCCATATTAGGAATGTTCAACCCTGGAGGGGTGACGAAGTGTCCCTCGGGGGCTTGTCCACCGCCCCCACCACCGAATAGTCCACCCATTACAGAATACCCTCCAATTTCTTACCGATTACAACGTGCATCGGTTTAAATCCGTAGCGCCTACACGTAGCGCGCCAGTTCCTATCTGGACTGATGTTACCGAAAACGTAATTGCAACGTCGCATCATAGACCAGGTAAAAATCAGTTCCAAGAACTCTTCCCGTGTCTTCTTCGGAATGTATCTGTCACAACTGTAAACCGAATTGATAAAGGAGGAGTTCGTCAATGCAATCCCGGGCATATTGATGTTCGGTTGCGCGATTGCGAACAACATCGCTACTGCGACCACATCAACCGTGTCATACTCGGAACGCCGTAACACTAACATCCCAACCTGGTGAGGCATTGACAGTGAGTTTACCAGTTGAGTTTGCAGGATCTCCTTGGTAAGATGCAAGCCCGCGTGAGCTTTCGTATCCCGTTCATACTGGAATAGGAGATCCTGTAACCCCTGCCAGTCATCCAGCGTAGCCAAACCAGAATGGTAATCCGTTTTAACAGGTTGATAATTCACGTCGAAGGCACCTCAATCCCGGAGATACGGTAATTAACCTTGGCTGCTGAGTCAGCAACCACCCAGATCATCTCACCTGGCAAAAGTGTTGTTTGCATTTTTTCGATTACGTGTTGACCAGCACCCATCGCAGGTAAATAGATGAAACGGTTTGCCGTCGTGCCCGTGTCTCCCACTACAACGAAGTGCAGGGCAAACGACCGAACTACAGTATCACTGTTATGAAGCAGGATTTCTGTGACACACGAACCTGTTTCCAATCCGGCTACGTATACCTGGGCGACTGCGGCAGGCGCCTGTCCTCTACACAAACAATGCGTAGAAGCCAATGGCACCCGATATATAGCACTGGCTCGCAGGATGTTCGCCAGAGTCTGTTGTGCTTGTTGAAACTGATTAGTATCCACGGGTATCTCCCAACGGATTCAATCCGTAATACGCACCTGTGATGACTGGTTGGTCTGTGCTAACTGCCGTGATTTCTGCGTGGAACATTTCGGCCGATAGCGTTCGTTCCCGTAGGAGTGGCGTCTGAACCCCATCCAGCGTCTGCGTCCCCCATTCCGTCTTGACTAACCGATCCTGGCCGTCTCCAGTATACGTATTTAGGGAACATACGCCCTGGGTTCCCAAAACTCGCAACTTTTGCAACGTAGCCTGCTGCGTTTGCTGCTGGAAAACAGTCGGAATGTGAATCAATTTGCTTAACCATTGGCAGTCGAACGCCGTCCCTCCATCAGAATCGTAGTCGAAACTGTATTCGTAAATCTTTCCGTTCGAACACCCTAGAAGGAGTTGTTGTCCCCAATTGCCTGTTCTCCAGAAATGTGTCGAAGATACCGAGCCTGTTCCGACTGGGCCGAAGGCATTGGTAAGCTCTCCTTCCCACCACGAGTTGTTAGTGAGGTTAACCGTAAAGATTCGACAAATCTGTCCTGTGAGATTGGGAACAACGAGGTGATAAAGTCGGAAACGGCGATCATATAATCCGCGCGCCCGATGGAGGTTTGTTTTGCTTGAGAGTTGATAGATTCGTTCTCTGACAGTATCCGCAATCGAAACGGGAGCCTCTCCTGGAGGCATTGCGTATACGGAATCGTCCCCGGCGAATAGCAGGACGCCTCCTGGACCTGTTCGCAGGCTTGCCAGAGCAATACATCCCACCCGGTCGGTAATGCGTTTAAAATCGAATTGACGGAGGCCGCCGATAAAGCGCCCATAGTAAATCGAATTCCGTTTGAATGCAATAACGAAATCCTGTCCAGCATAGAGGCAGGTAATGTCATCCAGGTCGTCAGCAAGGTCCACATATCCTGCAGTTCCCGCCCCGACACCGGAACCCCACTTGTCGGGTTCTGCTTGTGAGCACCAAGCGATTCGATATCCGACACGAGTCCCTCCGTCCAAAACGTTCGCTAAAAAGATACGGCTCGCTGAAATTGCCATACAGCGAGCACCTAGAGGAGCTTTCAATTCTGTTACGGGTTGGTTATCCCGAACCTTAACTACGCCGCCACCACCTGTCCCGCCCCATACAAGAAGTTCAGAACCCGCTCCACCTGGAGTGAGATACCATTTTCCTTTGAAACACCCTGACGACGGAGGGTAATCCGCCTCGTATTGAGCCGCATACGAACCTCTACTCGTCCAGGTGCTACCCGACAGCGACAAGATGTCAATCAATCCGGCATTGTTCGTAACTCGCATCAGAATATTGAATGCGGGGATACCACCTACGAAGTTGAACGAATCCAAATGAACTACATCTAGAGCCGAACCTGTAGTGGCAACCTCCGCATAACCTGGACGAGGGATGAGGTTCCCGTTGGTGAATACGAAGTTTTCGTTTTCAGCACAACCTTGGTCGGGAATGTCTAGTGCATTCCTGTCAGCGAAAATGCCACCCCCTAAGGTAGTGACATTGAAATGACGGACCCGTGACGCTGTTTTAGGTGGTGGCATCAGTCAGCACTATACCAGCCGCGCCGGTAACTACGCCGGCCTCCGCTGGTTCCTCCTCTCCCGAGAGCGCCACGCGCTCCTAAGTATTGCGGCATCGTTTGGGAAGCCTGACGGTAACGATTCTGTGAGTCTCTGCGCGCATTGGCGATGAGCCCGCAAGCATTCTGGACCGATAGTGTTTTCCCTTTGGGAGGATTCCCCCACAGAATCTCCTCGTATTGCTTACGCGCCTCACTCTCCTCAAAGTATTCACACGCCTTGATGATAATGGCGTATTTACAAACCTCAGGATAGGCATTCATAAACATATTGGAAGCCGACAACCCTACGTCATACATAGGACTCTGTTTCATCACAAAGGAGATTTGATACAGATACGTCTGGTCTGGGATGGGCGTGAAGTTGATGTAGGAATTTTCACCCAGCGTTTCAGTCGCTACCGTTTCAAACCAACACGTTACCGGCTTACCCCGGTTGCCGTAGGTGGTGAATGAGCCGATACGGTCTACGTCCGAAGCGCATTCCAAATCCGCCATAAACACGCCATTGTAATCGAACTGTTTCACAAATTGAATCCGTGAGATTCCTACCTGCGACCAGTTACTGGCATCGGTATCGTGATTGATAGGGAGGGCCGGCGCCCATACAGGATACCTGGACTGTCCTGCATTGACGCGCAGCCACCCCCTATCAACCCAACCAGCCGACCCACCGATACCCGTAACGATTGCATTAGAGTATGCGGTAAGGTCGGTCAGATCATCGAAGGGAAACTGTTGCACCAAACTGGTCGTCCCAGGGATAACCTGGAGAAACCACCAGGGGTAGTTCGCACAGATATCCTTCATCCAGTCCAGAAGATCGGCAAGCGCCACGCTGTTTTCGTAATCGGAATTCCAAAACGACAGGCGCTTTTTAGCTGAGGCGATGAGTGATGCAACAGTTGCCATTATACTTCGATTTCCATTTCCTCTTCGTCGTCGAGCGCGTCTTCCATCGAAGAACCCGGGGCCGGAGCCCTACCGTTTTTCTTCTTTTTCTTCTTGCTCGTAGACGTAGACGTTTCGGTAGCACCAAGCTCGTCGAGCATCTTGCTAACCGTTTCGTCAATCAGTTCCTCGGTGTTGGTATCGGGAGACAGTTCCCCACTCTCCAGACGTGCAAGCACATTAGCCTGGACGGATGCCGACAGGCGGGACAGGAAACCGGAATGAGTAGCCAGCTTCTGGTCCGCGTGTGTTTTCAGAATCCAGGCCTGGATCCGGGGGTGGACTTCGATGTTGTGCTCACGCCGAATGCGTTCAGCATCCAGAGGAAGCTCCTCACCGCCCGCCCGCCGATACAGGCGACCTTCTTGGATAACGATATCGTTATCCGCCCCGGAGCCAAAGATTTGGTGTCCGGGTTTCAGTTTGAGTTGGTTCTTGCTAAAGGCCATTGTTACGCCTCAACTTCCCGATACACTACGGAAAACGCTGCGCTCTGGGTTCCACCCACGCCCGAAGTCGTGATTGAAATACTCAACAGATCGTCATCCGTCATCGTGGGATACGCTGCCTCCGTGCGGACGGGAGAGGTGGCCTTGTTTGCATCCAAGTCCACCACCACCGACTGATTGATAAGCTGGGAGTAATCGGGACTCACCAGCGCGACCGCATTCAAATCCGCAATGGCACCACCCGAGGGGGTCTTACGCAGTTTGACTACGGGTTTGGTCGTCATCGTGGCCGAAGCGGGAAACGCCGCGACCGCGTGAAGCACCAAGGAAATGATTTCGATTTTCGGATGAGGACTACGGAAAGTCCCCAGGACTCCCGTAGCACCCGTCAGGTCCTGTGTAGCCGTAAGCTGAAAGGCCTTGCGGCCCTGGAAACGTGCATCCATCCAAGACATAATGTTTTCTCCTCCTTTCCCTATTACAGACTGTAAACGCGAACCATACGCGCTTCGCCATCGGCAGCGTAGTCCCAGGTCTTACCCCAGCCACCGAAGTAAACCCAACGGATTGCGCGGTCACGACCGTAGTCGGAACCGATTTTGGCTTGAATCTCTTCGGGGTAGGCAACGATTTCGACAACCGGATCCCATCCCATAAAGATCATCTCGCCCAGGCCGCCGGCCATCGAATGGGTCAGAGAGTTGTTCTCTTCGATGAAACGGCAACCGTAGTAACGGCCCACCTCACCGGAGAACAGCTTCTCGGGGTCACCATACTTGGCGGCTTCAACCCAGTCGCTGTCTTCCTTGAGCCCACGCAGCGCCACACTGGAGGCGACGCACAGGTAGTCGTTTCCGTCATACGCCGGGATATTGTAAACGGAACGCATATCGTCCACGATGTTACGGATATCCCAGGCGCTGATGTTACGGGTTGCGGTATCCGCAGGCGTTCCGTTCGTCGCCAGCGCACGATCCTTGTTGGTGGTGTTGCCCGTCGGGGTGTAAATGATGTCCGCATCGCGGAAAGGTTCCGCCGCCGCGTGATCCAGCGTCTTCACCATATCGTTGGTCAAATTGACCATCGTGGCGTCTTCGATGGAGAGCTTGGCGAACAGGCTCAGACGTTGCGTGTAAGGAACCGAGTTGGTGTATTCACCAACCTGGACCTGACCGGAGGTAATGAGGAACTGCGTTTCGGGAACCTTTTCCTTTTCACCAACCTTTTTACCCGCATCCTGCAGATCCCCGAACTTACGCAGGGAGATGTAGTCGCCGTTGTGAGCGCCGAATTCCAATTCGACACGAACCAACTGGCGGAATCTGCACTTTTTCTGCGCCTTGAACCGTGCTTTACGAGAAAGCGTTTCCGACGTGAGCGTTCCGCCCAATGCACTTGTTGACCATTCTTGACCAGCCATTTACTGATACTCCTTCCGAAATTGTGGATAAAACAAAAAACCGTGTTTCTGTTTCTCCCCTTGAACTTCGGCTGGAGCACACAACGGGCTTTCCCATCCTACTACCCTAAGGGTCGATTACCGTTTCCCTCTACCTGAACTGGCTAACCGTCCCAGTCCTCGTCTCCCCGCTTGACAGCGAGATTCCTGTTTCGTTGTGCCCTGTAATTCTCCGCGTCCTTCTCACGATCACCGTGGGAAATCTTGTCGGCATCAATCCAACCCGAGATGACTTCGCCATCTTTGGGTTTCTGTTTCCCGTTTCCGCCGCCTGGGCGCATCTGTCCTCCTCCTGCCAGAGTCATCTGTCGTCGTCTGGATTCCTCACCCCAAAGGGCCTTTGCATCCTCAGCCAGGAGAGCGTAACGATCATCCATAGACATCTGGGGGTGGAGGCCCTTGTAACGGTTATACAGCGCCGTAATCTCGGAGCCGTGAGTAGCAGCCAAATCGGGATACTCATTGGCGAAACGTGTTGCGAGGTTCTTCTCCGCTTGCGTCAGAGAGATGTGATCCTGATTCATTTTCTGAATCGTTTGCTGCGCCACCTGTTGAATCATCTGGACCGGATCCACCGTAGCTTGGGGCGTGGGAGGTGTCTGCTGACCCTGCGTAGTCTGGTTCTGCGCTGGCGCCGTCCCTCCGTTCCAGAACGCATTCCAGGCGTCTTCCTGGGTCATCTGCTTGGGGGCCTGTTGCTGTTGAGGAGGAGCCTGCTGTGCTGGCTGCTGCGCCTGCTGAAACGATTGCAGAATGATGTTGTTTTGCTGTTGGAGTTCGTTGATTCTCCGAGTGGACTCCTGAGATTGACGCTCAAGCCTACGATTCAATTCCGCAACCGTCTCGTTAAGCTGATTGTCACCCTGCTGGGGAGGCGCACTCCGGGTTTTCTCACCGATAGGCGGGGTGATTTGGAAACCAGTAGCCATTTATTCTCCATCCTTCGCGATAATGTGTTTGTGGGAATCCGTTTTCTGTAACGTTGTGGCCAGCATACTCTTGAGTTTCTCCAGGAATATCCGCTGGCCTTGGGCGATTTGACGATCTGCATCGGTCTGCGCTCTGACTAATGTATCGTTTACGAAAACGTCCATCGCGTCAAGAACCTCGACTACAGGCCGATACAGACTGTCTTTCATCAATGCGTTGAAGGAACGTTTCAGCTTCTCCTCGGGAGGTGTTGCCGGCTCGTTACCCTCTAGACGGCCTTGTTCGTAACGGGAAAATCTATTTTTTGGTCCGTCTGTTGGTTTACGCATACGTTAGTAAGGGGTGCGGACACCCTTCAGCGAACCGTCTCCGCCAGTCTTGCTGGAGGTGGAAGCTCGCGAGGTTCCCATCGTGTCGTTGGTGCCGGGGAACTCGACCTGTTCGAATTCCGTAATCGCATAGGCGTGGGTAGGTGCCTTGTTGCCGGGATTCGTAGTCGCCCGCTCATCCCCACGCTTACCGTTCTTCATTGCGCGCGACTTGACCGCGCTGTCTTCCATTGAGGAATCCATTCCCATATCGGTTACTCCTTTTCTCCTATTTCGAACTTGATTGTCCACCTAAACCACCATAGTTTGAAGTGAACTTTGTTACTGAAATACACTTTCAGTAGGCTCCTCGGTGGTCATCCGCCGGATTCGAGCCCTTGCCAGTGTTTCCGTAGTCGGAATACTTGTTTCGGTATTGGGCGTCGCGCCCCTTAGGCTTCCACGCCTTAATGGGATACGATGCCGAACTCACATTCTGGAGAGGCTTGGGCCTTAAATCGCTATCCAGCACGCACATACCCTGTGCAATACACTTGTTAGCATTCGGCCCGTAATCGTTATTCCCCTTCAACGTGCTCGGGGGGTTGCCAATAGGGACATCGGAGAAACGCTTACTCTTGGAAGTTCCGGTCGGGGGTCCCTCATCCGATTGGAAATCCTGTGCGTCATACTCCGAAGGGGGAGGTGTCATCGTTGCTGCCCGAAACTGTTCGATTTTATTCGGGTTTTTGTTTTCCTTATCGTTGTAGACGAAGCTCATTTCTTTCCTCCTTTCTTTTTCTCTGCGGCGTTTTTCAGACGGTCAAGAGCTTTGGTTCGCCCAGCCGCAGCTTCAGCAGGAGTTTTTGTTTTCGATTTCACTTTGGGAACCTCCTGCGGGTGGGGCAGCCCCGATTGACGACCACCTTCGATACGTAAACGTCCGGGCGTCGCTTCTTTTGCAACTTCTTTCGTCACGGACTTAATGCGCGTCTCGACTTTATTACTTTGGCTCCTACCTGCAAGATTTGCATTATTGGTAGAATCCTGTGGGGGATAAGACCTTTTTGTTACGGGACCCGCCGGTCCTGACGCACGTTCGCCAACACTCTTCTGACCAGGACGAGGAGGCATTTCTGCATCAACGCCTGCAGGCTTACCCATCGAACGACCTGCGGCTGCACCAGGTTCCTGGGGGCGTGGGTTCGTGTTTCGAGGTGCCGCTTTAGGTGCGGGATTCGGTTTCGGCGTGGGCCGCGAAGCGCGAGCCGCAGCGTTACGAGAATCCTGAATGTTTTCAAAATTCTTTCGCGTCAAAGCATCAGCGGAGGGACGCCCACTTCCCGTAACTGTATTCCCGGGGCGTGGAGGAGTCCCTACTTCCCCAGGACGGGAAATCTGTGTGCGGACCGGCGCAGGACGATTACGGATTGCACGTCCGGCAGCACCAGCCTCAGCTTCCATAGAACCGCGAATGGCAGCGTTACGCAAACTGTTTCCGGCAACACGCTTGGCTCCCACAAGCGCCCCCGCGAGAGGGCCTGCAGTCGTGAGCAGCGTTGCCGCATTGATTGCAGAATCTTTCAGATCTGACATACCCTGAACGGCATTCGCCTCACCCCTGTCCTGTTCATCAGGGGTAGATGTCGTGCGCGCAGCACTACGGGGTTCCGGGTTACGGGTCGTCATACCCTGATTCAATCGGGGATCCTGTTTCGGCATCTGTGCGCCACCCTGTTTCTGCTTTGCGGGAGGTTCCTGTTTGCGTGCTGTCGGGGTAGGCGGCATCTTCATCGCGTTACTTGATGACTTGACCGTGCTGATTTTGGCCAGATTGTTTCCCGTCCTAGGTTTACGGTCGGCCTCCATCTGACGCTGCACGAACTTGGGCTGTTTCGCATAATCGTAATCAACAGTGTTTCCGGTAATGATACCGCTTCTGACCTTGGACGGGACTCTATCCGCTACGGGAGCCTTACCCTCACGGACCTTACGTTCCTGTTCCATCTTACGCTTAGTCGACGCATCCTGCTTATCGTAATCGAATACACGTTTTCCAGTTTTATCAGTTCCAGTTTGCTTTGCCATTACTTCTTCCTCCGTCCTTTGGTGGCTTCCTTCACGGAATCATAAAATAATTGTTTGTTCGTTGGCAGGACTGGAGGGGTGCTGATTTCCTCCACTTTCCGTTTACGCGCTTGGTTGTTGAGAGTTTGCGTAACCCTCTTTTGCCCCGCAGCCACCTCAGCCTGTTTCACCTGTTTGACACCGGAAGATACCGCTTGGCGTGTAGTCCGCGTCTTCTGTTCTTTATCCATTTGTTTTTGGACTTCATTCGGTTGAACGTAATAGTCGTATTGGGATCGCACCATCCTCGCGGGCGAGTCAATCAGATCGGCTTGCGCCGTCAATACAGGGGCGCGTTTGTTGTAACCGGGCTTTTTCCCACGTCCTGCCGCAGCAACATCAGCAGGGTTCTCAACCTGTGACCCCCACACGCGGTAGTCATTAATTTTGGGATTGCCGCGCACACGCTCTGCCTGTTTCGACCTGGCGATAATGGGTTTCACCGCCGTGTAAGGCGCGTAATCAGCCTCCGAGGGCTTGATCAGCTTCTGAGGATTCGCTTTAGCTTCCTTTTTCAGTTCCTTAACCCGTTGGTCGGAATCATATGCAACCTGAACGATGCCCTTACGGGTCTGTTCCACTTTCTTTGTGAACTTCTTATCGTTCGCAGTAGGTTGTTGTTTCGGTTTACGAGGTGGCATAGTGTTTCTCCTAACCCGCTGATCCGCCGCTGCCTGCGGCGGGAGGCGTATTCGGCATCGTGGGAGGCCCAGCACCCTTCACACTACCAGGAAACGCCTGTCCTGTAAAGTCGTCGCGGTCGCTGGAGCCCCCGTCTAGCCCCTCCATTACGTTTGGAGGCTGTGGGGCCTCACCAGGGATAGGCGGGCCGTCAGGCGACCCAGGAGGCTTGCCCAACGCGTCCGTATTGAGAACCTCCATCGGATCCCAACCGAATGCGCGCACAATATAGCGAAGTAGATTGAGCACGTTAACGTATTGAAGTCCACCAGGGATCTGTCCCAGGGTCTGGAGCAGAAACGTTCCCTTTTCGATGTCCTGTTGACGGTCACCCAGGGCGGTAAAGATCTTGCAACGGAATTGGAAGTATCCGGCTAGTTCCTCGAAACGCTTACGCGGGTCCCACGTCTTGAGATCATCGAAAATCTTATCCCACTCAGCCTTGAGCGCCGGATCCTTCGGGGAAATCTTCTCCTTGTTATCCTCAATCCATTCCGACCAGGCATCCTGGGGAGTAAACTGGAGAACTCGAAAGAATACCTTACGGATTAGCTTTGCCAATACGTTATCTTCGAGCCCGGAGAAGATGAGTTCGATCATCCCACCGCTTTCAGTGGCACGACGGTTAAACTCAAACGCCGAAATGCGTCCTCGGGACCTCGGCATTCCTCCCAGAGTATCAGAAAGCAGAGAGTTCGAACTGAGTTCCTGTTGGAAGTATTGGAAGAACTGCCAGAACCCAGGTTGCAAATCTGTAAACGGCACGTTAGTAATCGCATTGCCCTGTCCCTGTGACATTGACTTGTCCACATACAGCATTTTACCGGGATAGATTCCGGTACCGCGTGGGTCTTCCTCGGTTTCGTCGAGCAAACCTCTGTCGATTTCCTTGATGCCCATCAGAGCAGCCTGGAAGAAGTCGATCATCAGATTCATAAAATCGTTATGTGCTTGGAACATATCCAAATTCATAACGATTGGGCTACGCCCGTAAGGTGCAAACGGCACCTCAATGATGGGAGCCGAGATAATCGGGTCCTCACCCTCCCAGAACAGCGAGCCGATGGTAACCGGAGCGTTCATAAGCTCGTTGTAGTTGGCGATACAGAAATATGAATCGTCAACTAGAATCTCACCGCTGTCGGGGTCCTCGAGAGTCCCGAAGAAGTGGGATACGATTACGTATTTGAAATCCTTATTGGCCGGGATCGTATCTTTCTTCCAGGACTCACGCGAGGAGATGAACGCCGAACCCGTTACGTTCTCATCTCCAACCGTGTTAGCAGGACCGCGAGTGATTGCGCGTTCTACGGCATCCAAGTTCCAGCCACCAGAGGAAGCCATCTTGCGGAACTGTCCTTTAGTAAGAACCTGTTCGTATACTTTGAAACGTTTACCCCCTGTGTGCTGGTCCTTGATTACGTAATCAGGATTCACAAGCTCCAACTGGAGGCGTGAACGGTTCTTATCCGGCAACACAGGCTTACGTGCTTGAGCGTTGTTCTGCGATGACATCTGGCTATACATTCCCGTAAGGGAAAACCCGCTACTCTGATCTGTATTCGTTCCGGCAAAGTCCAGACTCGCAGCTACCCGGCTCGCATCAATGGGGGCCTCATCCTTTCCAAAGTGTAGGACGAGGATTGTCATCTCGTGCGACAACAGGGATGACTTGATGCCCAATCGGAAAATACGATTGAACTCCACGTCATCGTGATTCAGTTCATACAACGCCAGTTGTTTCACCAAATCGTAGAATACCTGTTTCGATTTACGTAACGCCAACACCTCTACCCAGTCCACGGACTTCTCGAGGATACGCACGAGAACCGAGGTGACACGCTCAACCGTATTGAAAACCTTTGGGTCCACGAGTTGACTCTGCCACCATTCCTTGTCATCAAAGTTCATACGTGCGTGATACATATCCCAGGCGTCATCGCTCCCCTGGGTGGTGGGGAGTTTCGCTTGGCGTTCATCACGCATCATTTCCCGAAACGCTCTGAGAATGTGCCCAGTATCCACCATCAATCCACCCGGAATGATGAACCCACCCTCCCCCTCGTCCTCATCAATGTCCGGTAACGGGTGATCTTGCACTTTGTATAGCGGAGGAGAGGGCATATCCCGGGGCTCCTCCACGATGAGAGTTACTGGTTTTGAATCACTCACTTACCTTCTCCTCCGCTTTTTTGAAAACCCATACGATGCTGGGGAAATCGCTGATTTCAAACCGCCACCTCGTTGACCGTTACTGCTACGTCTTTGCATTTGGCGCATAGGCAGTTCGTCACCGTCTTTGAAAGGCGCCCACTCCCCATCACCTTGATACACCCGATTTGCTTGCCCACGGGTTTGTTTGGTTGCAGGTTTGCGAATACACACCATAACGTATCGGAAGCAGTCCTGACAGTGTTCGTAGAAACCGTCTTTGACTGGTTTGATTTCATCATTGCTTACTTCCTTCTCGTTACAATATCCATACTGAAAACCTTCGACAAGGATGTCGCATCCGGTGGGGTTAATAAGAATGGCTGGAACGGAACCTTCTCGTGTGGGAACTGATTTGGAAAGATAATCCGCGATGAGGTTGATTCCGTATTCGACGTGATGACGCCGGTATTTGGGTCTAAGCCCAAGTCCTACCAGAATTTCTTTTGCTGTGAGAGTAGTTCTTCCCTGGTTGTCCTTAGTATCGCCAGCAGGGTCAATGTAACACTCGAGAACGGCTCCAGGAAAAAGTCTTTCAATACGATCAAGTTCACGTTTAGCAAACTGGTCGAGTAGAATCTTATCCCCCATAACCGCCCGGTAGATCCTAATCTGTCCGGTATCATAGTCATCTTGACATAGGACCATAGCTGGCCGTCGGAAACCAAAGTCAAATCCGAGGATGAGAGGGATGTTCCTGTTCCAGTTGTGCCAGATTTCTGTTCCTGCAACGTGGATCTCCTTATTAAAGTATTTGGAATAGATGGGATAACCCTTGATGTCCGGGCCGAAGTAACCCTGGACGAGTCGGCGGAAGAGTTGCGGGTAATCCTTGTAATCCTTATACAGGTTGTCAATGTAACCCGGAGGCAGGAACTGCGAGTTCGCTTCCACCGGCATATGGAGAGCCCGGCGATTCGATTTCAAATCATACGGGTCATTGTCAACGAAGAAGAATTTGTAAACCCAATGGTCCTGTGATGGGGGGTTACACAGGTAAAAGATGACTTTTACCGGGCAACCCTTGTTCTCACGCATACGGCCTGGGAGAGTGCGGGCGTATTCCTCGGGGATGTTGTCAACCTCCTCCAGGACCGCGATTGTGTATTTCGTTCCGCCTAGCGGTTCAGCCTTATCCGTTTTACCTTTCGCGGTGGAGTCGGCCGAGCGCATCTTGAACGTGGAGCCGTTCTTCAGGTTGTAGGCTGGTGGCTTCTGCACCGTGCTATGAGGAATCTGATAACGCTTCGTAAACTCGCCCACGTCCGGGTAGATGGAGTCATTGATTTGGTCATAGGTTCGACGCACGCCCAGAGCCGTGGAGCCGGGGTAGGCCAATAGGATATCGAATACCTCGGCGAATACCGCCGTAGACTTACCCGAGCCCGTTGAACCGTAGAGCAATACGTGAAGAACTTCACCTTCTGGAATCTCTGAATTCCAGATGATATCGTGAACCTCTTGCTGAATCTCTGACCGCTGAAACTCTTTGTTGTAAGTCTCAGACATAGCCAAAGCTGTATTCATAATGTCCGCAATTTCTTGAAACACAATCTGTTGCAGACTGAACGTGGGCTTGTCAGATTTGAATTTCTTAATCATTAGAAGACAAGGACGATCTCCTCCTCCTCATCTTCGTATTCTTCTTCCTCTTCGATAGTGGTTACACTATCCGGCTCAATCTCCTGATACGCCGGGGCTGTGAGCATCTTGTAATCATCTTCCGCCGGAACTTCATCAAAAGTGCCATCACCACGATAACGCTGGAGGAGGCTGAGAATCCGGTGCCTGTCGTTAGCACCGTGAACAACACGGAACACAATGTCTTGCACAAAGCGAACCAGATAAGCCGAGTCAATATCGACGTGAATCGTAATGCCATCCTGAATCCGTTTCGCCTTTTCTGCTACCGTAGCGATTTGGTCGATGATCCCCGTAAGCAGTTTGATTGACTCGCGACGCTCTTTGTCCAGGAGATTCCACCCCTTGTTTCCACCAAGAGACTGGCGCAGGGCTTCCTTCATCCCCTCCTGAGCCAATTCTGATACCCTCTCAGCCTTTTCTGCGCTCATCCCCTTCTTGTGGGTCAGGTGGCCGACGATACAGTCCTTGGCAAGCTCACATACTGCATCAGCGCGCTCCTCGGGGTCCTCGTCTAATGCTTCACGCACCTCAACAAGCAAAGTGCGGAGGTGCGCGATTTCTGAAAACAGTTCAAAGGGTTTCTCTTTTGCGAGAAACTCTTTGTATGTGAGCATTTTGTTTCGAGGAATACCTACCAATTCTGGGGAGGCGCTCAATCCGTGTTGTAAATTCCTAGAATACCGTTTCCGGTGGTAAGCGCACCACTTACCCTCTCCCGCTTCGCCGTTACACTGGCCCCTCTTAGTGCGGGCCTCGCATTGCCCCATCCTACTCTCCTCTGCCTTTGACCGTCTGGTTGACGATACGCTCGTATACAAGTATACTAGACGTAACCGTTCTCTGTCAAAGACGGCCAGTTTACAGCGTTTCTATACCCCCTCGACCGGGTTCCTCCTGATGACAATGCGCTCCAGCATACTCCCCATATGAAACCCCGTAAACGGAAAAGGCCCTTAGCGATTACGCTAGGGGCCTTCTTCTTTTCATTTATGTTTTCACCACTTGGGACCTAACTCCAGATACATATGGTCGTTCTTATCTTCCTCCGTCAGCTTGATAAGTCGATCCACGATGGGAATCGCTTCGTCCGTTATGCGTTGCCTGTAATGCGAAACAGTGGCTGTTCGCAGACTGTTCATTGTGTTGATGTCAGCTTCCACTGAACATTCCTGGAGGAGTGTTCGGAGGTGTTCCAGGTCCTCTCGCGTTACGTATTTCATTACGGTAACCTACTCGAGAACGAACCCAGGAGGAGTGCCATCATTCCACCAATCAACAACCACCAGGTAACTGGAACAGGTCGCACTTCCACATCGTTGTAATACATAAACGTGATACAGGTTGTTATGAACCCGGTCAAGATTGCGTAATCCCTGAACACCCTACTCATCTCTTACGTCTCCGTTTCTGTTCTTTATATTCCGGTATGTCCAACTGTCCTGGGGGAATGTAGTCTCCGCGTTCGATATCCTTAACCCGTTCCCAGGGGTCTAGCGGACAACCGCAGTCGTTACAAAACCACCACCACCCAAGGAATCCGTAATCCTCAGGTTCGAACCAGCGCAGCAGTCCCTCCCCTGACCGATGCACGTAGAGTTCCTCCCAGGGGCAAGCGTGATACCAGTCATTCGGGCGAATCATTACCAGATTGGATACGGTTGAGGGTATCACAATCAATTCGTGCTCCCCTCACGTCTTTCCGGTTGGAGGAGGTTCCCGCACAGCGTTCCATCAGGCATTACGTTTCCACACGTCTTACCCCAGACGAAATCCTCTTCAAACACCCATACTGTTTTGCATAACCAACAGGTTGCCAGTTTCTTATTCGCCTCGTCGTCGGTCATACTCCGCGTTAGCCTCCCGAATCCCTGGTAAGAGTTTGGTGTATTTGTCGTTACTTGTTTCGATGAACCGGACATCCATAGTGCGTTTAATCTCCACGTCGAACCAGCGAAACCCTTCAGGAAT